AATAATAAATCTGTTGAATGTGTGATCAATTTGATCCAATGTAAACGTAGAAGCACCAGAAGAACCAGTATCCATGTATTTCCATTCATCATATTGAGCCATTCTATTTGTCAATGAAGTTCTATAATACTTATTATCTCCTTCATTATTTCCAGGGGCATTTATTACAAATATTATTGTTCCATCTCTTTGGAATACTTCGTTATATGGATCATCTAATGTAACTGATCCAAATCTTGTAGTAATTGGATTTTCTAAAACATAATTTTCTATATAATAGTCAATAAATCCTACGTTCCTGTCTCTTTCAATCTCAATATCAACTCTTTGGATAGTTGATTGAGAAACAGTATTTACTTTACTTTCTAAGACAGTTAAGTGTGCAAGAGAAACTTCAGCAATCGTATTAATATATGCAGTTGGTTGAATTAAAGAAGTAATATTAGAAACTCTACTATCAATTACAGTAACATCTGGTGCTACTACTTCAATAATAGATTCTTTAACAATTTCTACTTCTTGTAGTGATACTTCCGATTCTATCTGTATAATTTCAGTGATAGATGCACTGATATCAGATATAGTAATAATTCTAACTTCACTTTCAACAACTGGAGTTCCAACAAATCCAACATCAATAATAGAAACTTCTTCTCTGTACTGCCTTACAAAAGAACCTGCTGCATGAGGTTTTGCTGTTGTTCCATTATCACCTCTAATAAGATCTAAGAAACGATCTGACAACTTAGAAGCATAATATACAACTTCATCCTCTATCAGTAGTTTACCACTATCCAAGAATTTCTGGGTATCTGCAACATATGCAACATCTATGGTAGAAGACATCGAAGACATTAAGAATGCTCCAGTCTCATGTGCTGATCTATATGCAAGGAGGTAATTAACCGCAGCAAGTGCATTTACTTGTGATAGAATTTCCTGTGTTGAATTGACTATTGTTACTTTATTGAATGTTTCAACAAATGCAGCAGGAGTCTCAAAAATTATATCAATTTTATCAGTAAACATTGATATAGAAGATATATCAATACCTAAATTGAGTTCACTTGTGTGCTGAATTACTGTTTGTGAAGAAATCCTACTATCTACTTCTTTTTGGATAATAGCTGTAATTTGTTCTTCGGTATCAAAAGGAGTTACAAGAGCAAAAGAACTAATAGATACTTGTGGAGGAACATCAGCATCTAAGCGATCACCAGTAGAAACATATAATGTTCCACCAACTAGAGTTTCTGGTGATAATGACAAATAACTAATAGAGTTTATCTGTCTGTTATTTCTAATTAAATCAAATGATCTTGTAACAAATACTGAAGGTGGTACTAGATAATCAGATCCTTGATCATATAATACAATATCGATAACTTGACCACCATGAACAACAACGTATGCCTTTGCGCCACCACCTTGAGCTCCAGCAATAATATTTCCACCAGGATCTTTTTGTGGTTGAGATACAAATTCTAATTTTGGAGCTGTTTCGTATCCATACCCAGGACTCGAAGGTGTTATTCTCTTTGTGAAAATCTGACCCCACTCAATTTTATTCCAAAGTAGAGCAACCACTTTTCCGTTATCTATTTCTGCTACAACATCTAATCCTTCTCCTCTCGCAATACCATTGTATACAGATGTAGAAAGCTTACCAAAATATGAAGAAGATGGTGAGTCATTGGTGCGGTAATCAGTCTTAATTACAGTTTCTGGCGTAGAGAAAACTTCTCTGTATGAATCTTCGCCATCAATCTTCACCAAATCTCCTTTCTGAATATAATCTCTATTTTCTGCTAAAGAAGAATTGAATCTCAACCAACCAGGGGAATCTTTTCTTAGTATATCTTGCTGAGAATCATTTTCTTCAAAATCTGATATAGAAACAATATCAGATGAAGATATTGTTAAATTTGGATAGTATGGATCTTCGTATTTTATAGTAAAAGATTCTGATGAGACAAAAGTGTTGTTGTTTACATCAACTGTTAAAATAGTATTTCCACCAGACTGACGATGTGCTCTTAATTTTCCTGTTGCACTATTACTAATTAATGTAGCACTGTGGGAGTACATCATCGGAGTGCCAGAAATTTCTATGTCAATACGGTTATACCAAGGAACTAAGTCATAATCGAATGCGGTAATAACACCTGCAGTTTCTCTACCATAAAGATAGATTATATTAACTTGCTGTCCAATTAAAATTGGATTAGTAAATGTTATATTAGAACCTCTAATAGTATAGTCTTTTGTTCGTTTTTGTAGCACTTGATCAACAAAAACCAATACATTTCTATCCTCATCGACAGTTATAGTTTTATTGGTGAGAGAGGATCTTAAAATAAATGGTCCGTTATTAACTCCATCTATAAATCTATCATCTAATTTGAGTCTTTCGTAATTTCCAACCGAGAAAGCATAGAATGATTGCTTTTGATCTGAAAATATTCTTGGTGGTTCTACGAAAACAATTTGATTTGGAGATACTGTCTTTCGTATATAATATGCTCTATCTCCAGGAAGAAGGGGTGTCAATCCTGCTCGTTGAACAACTCCATCAATCGATACTAATAAATTTTCGTTGGCATTTAACTCAACTGCTCCACCACCTTCATAATATAAGTCAAACGTAGTTTGAACACCATCAAATTGTGAAGAGATATCTTGTACCTTTCTGAAGTACTGTGAGTTTAAAGTGGTGTCTTTAAATCTTATAATTCTTCCAACAATTTTTTGTGAAGGACTATCAACTCCTTCTCTATAAGAAGAGAATGGTATAGGATCACCAAAAACACTTCTATATCCAAGAGGTGCCTTACTAAATGTTATTTGAGTGCCAGAAACAGTATATGCTACTCCTGGTTCTTGCATAATACCATCTAACGAAATAATTAGATTTTCATCTTTTGGAACTGAATATGGAGTATTTGTTCCTAATAGATTGATATTAAATGTTGTTGTTCCTTGTCTGTTTCCTTGGGCATTGAAATAACCGTCGAAGTTAGGGGATAATGTAATCTCATATGCTACAGTTTCTCCAGTATCAAAAGCAGGTGCATATGCAGAACCACCACTGCGAACAACATTGCTATTTGCAACATTGATTGTAGACTGTGTTAGAGTTCTATAAGTATTTTCGACACTTATCTTGTTTGTTGTTGGATCCCAAAGTTGGACTATACTAATAGTAGAGAGATTTGGTTGTGATGTAGGTATTTTATTTTCGGTATTTGATTCTATAGAAACTTCACCAAACAGTTGGAATCCTGCTGGGTGAGTAGTATTCTTAATAACATCTCTCCACTCCGACATTGGAGTTTTAGATTTAATTACATATGAGTAATCTTGGTAGAAATAAGAATCTAATAATCTTTGATTGTTAGAGCTTAAATGACCCTTATCGGAAGTATATTTTCCTAAATTATCAAAGAAAGATTTTACTTCGAAATTGAAGAATGATGCAATGGATTCAGAAATATCAGCAGTTGTGAGTGAGGATTGACCAATTATAGATCCATTTACCTGAAACTCCCCTACAATATTTCGTAAACGAATAACATTATTCTTTTCTCTCCATCCATTCTTAGCAACATAACCAGATGCAATTAAAGTGGACCCTTCATATTGAAGAATTTTTTCTCCTTCTTTGAAATTACTATTAGAAATATTCTTTAGTACTAAAATTCTAGATCCAGTAAATATTTTACGCAAAGATACATCTTTACTAATATTTTGACCATTGAACAAAATTCTAGTGCTCTTTGGCAATCCAATACTGCTACTCTTGCAGTACATTTTCAAATCTGTTTCTATGATTTTAATAACAGGTGGTGTTTTATAACCAGAACCTTTGTTTTTAGTTACAATTGCAGTAATTTCACCCAAAGAATTTGTTAGTAATTCAAACTTAGCACCAGAACCTGTTGAACTCACTAAAACTGCTTCTGGTTTTGAATAATTCTTTCCAGCATAGTTGATAGTTATCGAAGAAATATTTTCAAAGGTTTGATTCCAATTTACAGTTGCTAAACATTCATTTCCTATAGAAGGAACTACACCTTTTACTGAAGGCAATAATAAGAAATTAGAACCTTGATTGGAAACTCTAATTGAATTTATTTCTCCCTTCGCCAATAGTGATGTCGTGGTATATGAAATGTTACCAGATCCATCATATTTTGGAATATCATTCATCTCATAAACAAATTTTGTTGGTGTAACAAAGGTAATCGTTTTTCTTCCTTGTAGAGGATCTTCATACACTCTAATATATGATCTATCAGAATCAATAATTCTGTTCTTGTCAAAGTAGAAATATGTGTTAAATTCCGAAATTACTTTATTTGTATAAGTGTTATTATCTAAAGCTGGACCATAACCAATTTTTAAAGTAACAAATGAACCAGCGTTTCCTGGCAAAATATCATTTCGCACAGATTCGCTAGTAATAATATTAAAGTTAGCACTGGGAGAAAATTCTAAGAAACTTCCTCTTAAAGTATAATGAGAAGTGTCGAACTTATACTTGTAATATTTTTGTACATTAATTACAGGATTTCTGGTCCAATTAGTATTATCGTAAGAAAATTCATATTTGTATGCAATATCTTCTGTAGAATCGGAGACGGTTACTAATTTTTGTGGGGTGCTATTATCAAAGAAAGCAATATTAGGAACTAGTTTATTAATATTCGATAATAACCTATCAACTCCATAAACAACTGTCATTTCAGAAGTATCTTGGTCATACGACAAGACATATGGATCGGAAGCATTAGATCCTAGTTGATAATTTATTGGCAAATCATATGAAGGACCATTAGATACAACTTCTTGGGTATTATAATGATCTGATACAGTAGTATTATTCTGAGCTCTATCTACAGTAACATATGAATTAGATGTATTAATTGAAGTTACTTTAACAATTTCAGTACCAATTTTTAAATAATCTTGTTCTGAGATAGAATTAACATTGTTTAGATATAAAATGGAATTAGAATCAGAGAATCCTACATGATCTACTTCACAAATTAAGAATCTTGTTGATGTGCTTGATGGATTTCTGTCCAAATCATCAGAATTTACTGCAATAATGTCTCCTTTCTTATATCCTCTACCTTTAATGATTATAGAGATATTAGTAATAATACCATTAGCGACAGTGATATTAGCTTTTGCATTATTAATACTTCCTGGACGCCCAATGTAAGCAGTATCAGAATCACCTACAATTCTCCCATCGGCATCTCTACACTCGGATATATTTGCGAACAACAACTCTACATTGTTAAAGACATGACTCTTGTTGGTATATGAATAAGCATAATCGCCAACAGATTCGCCTACAGTTCCTGTTGTTACTGAATTTGTTGATTGGTTTGGACCTATATTGCCATAACTAAAAGTATTAGAAGTTACTGCAGAAATAGTTACATTTGTTGCTGCATAACCAGAAATATTAGAAATAGTAACTTCGTCACCTATAGAGAAATTATGTGCGGTCGTTGTAGTAATAGTTGCAACATTATTAGATCTTGCTACTGATGAAATAGAATATTGTGCATTGTATGATCCATTATTCAAAATAACCAGTCTTCCTATACCAGTGTCTGTCAGATATTTTGTATATGATGGAACGTTTAGTTTTACCTTCTGGTAAATTCTTCTTCTAGTGTAAATTGTTGTTTCAGTAGTACTATCGTCAGGTGAAATATCAATATCTACAATTTCTCCTTTCGCTATGCCATGTTCAGATGCTGTTTGTACGATAGCAATATTATCATTTAACTTCAGTGGTTTTATACCAGAACTTAAACTATTAATACTTACAATTACTGAACCAATAGTATCAGCAATGTTATTACTCTTAATAAAATAATTACTATCAACTTCAAAAACTCCTTGTAAGTTTTTGAGTTTTAACGCATTTCTTTGCAAAGTATTTTCTAATACTAATCCCTTTGCTTTCTGACTAATAGCAACTGCTCCTGGATTAGCATTATTAACTAATGTTATGGGAGATCCACCAATAGTAGTAGATACTTTGAATGATACTGGTTGTGAGTCTACAACATAATAAATTGTATCTGCAGATACCCCAGAAAACGTGTTTGAGAATATGATCGGTTCATCATCTACAAATGGATTTGAGGCAACATTAATTTTATTTGAATTTGCATTCAAAATAACAACTTGCTTTCCATTAGTTAAAACAACCTCAGCATTCAATGTATAATCGGAGGATTGATCTAAAATTAAATTAGTAACTGATGTGGAAGATGTTAGTGTATTAGTTGAATTGAAAGTACCAGAAATATTTCTGAGAACTACTGTTTTATCGTCAAAAACATTACCTATAATCTCACCTTGAGCATTTGTAGTTTCCTGTGTTATGGTATCTCCTTCAAAAACATAAATTGGAGTTTGAGTATCAATTTTAATAGCTTTAGTCTGCTGAGATTCAATAGAAGTTACATTTAAACCTTTGATAGATTCTACACTAGCAACGATACCAGAACCATTAGATGATGTATAATCAAATTCTACAGAACCTCCTACTGAAAATGTATTTGGCGTTGATTCTACTGTAATTTCATTTACAGTGCCCTCTAAGACATTATCAATTAGTGCATAGATACCTTCACCGTCATTTGTTGTATTTGCTGTTCTTAACCTAGAAATATTCTTAGGTAATTGGTCCTGGGAAATAGTTTTATTGTAATTAGAATCAACAGGAAGAGAGTAAAAATTCTCTCCAACAATATATGGGAAAACTGGAACATTAGCACTATTGATAGTTACGAAATATGCATAAGTTCCTTCTGGGTACTCTGGTGTAACACAGAATCTGCCATTATTTTCATCTAAATCACCAGATCTATGAATATATTCATAATCTTCTACAAAATATCCTAAAGAATACGCCGTTGTGGTTGGACCGCCAACCCTAGAGTTTCTCAACGAATAACTCGTCATCATTCTGCTAATAGAACTAGTAGAATCTAGTGAATCCGAGTATCCATATGGACCATAGATTGGATTTCCGTCAAAAGCATATCCTAAAATAGGTGAGTGTGATAATGTAGGTGGAACATTACCGATATTGTCTAAATTATCACCAAGAGTTACTCTCAACGCTTTAGGATTTGCCAAATAAGAATAACCATATCCTAATCCATCTACGTTATTCTTAAAATAGAATCCATAATTGGCATCTAAAGAATTTTGATGCTGAACAACTAAATTTTTTCTCCATGTTCTAACAATTGATACTGCAGATGCACCAGAACCTACTGGCTCAACAATTACCTCTATATTTTCCTGTGTATAAAATTTGCCCTCATCATTTTTAACAAATCCAACCAATTTACCATCATTACTAATTTCTGCTGTATAACTAGCAAATCTTCCTTTGCCTTTTGTGTCTCTGATGACAATTCTTGGTGGCGAAGAGTAATATTCGCCAGGATTTTTAATAACAAGACCAGTTACCTTATCTTTAGTTACAATTGCCTCAACTACTGCGTTTCTACCAGATGTAATAGTGATTTCTGGTACAGGAGGGAAGAACCCAGACCCACTTTCAACGATATCAATTCTTTCTACTACACTTCCATTCAATACTGCTTTAGCGGAAGCAACAATTTCGCCAGCACCATCTTGGATCAGAATATTTGGTGGATTTACATAACCACTTCCTTGATTAGTAACCTGAACGTTAGTAATTTCACCATAAACAACCAAATCTTCATCTTTTCCTTTGTAACTTCTTACAGTAGTGCCATTTAGAAGTATACCAACCTCATTTGGTTCAGTTCTGTATATTTCAGTTGTGCTTGAAGGTGTCTTTCTAATTAGTTTTAGTTGCTTTTGGTCTTTAAGAGTCTGAGACCATCCAGGCAAACCGATTTGGTGTGCTGGATACCCAGATGAAGCAATATAATAATACTGTTCATCTTCAAAAATAGCAGAAACGCTATGAAGAACTCCATCCAACCCAGAAACAGTAGAAGATGCGAGTAAATTGTTCTCATTCAGAATCCATCTAATATTTTCCGTGGATTTATTGTAGATAATTCTGTCTCTAGTCTCAAAACCAGACTCAGAAATCTGAATTACATCATCTTTGACTGAATAAGGAACATTGTTTGATGGCAATAGATTATAAAGTACTCCTAATACAACAATAGATGCCCTTTGAGCATTGCCATTAGAGTCAGTATAGTCTACATAAACATTTGAATAACCAAATACTTCAGTTTCTGTAGAATATGAAGTATTCTGAGAACGGGTATTGATAACAAACTGATTTACAGTCTTGTCCTTAAATGTAATCAGTTCATTATTGATAATTACCGCGCCAATATTTGAATTCCATCCCTGAGTAGAATAAACATTGATTCTATCATCAAGGTTATCTGTAGATAGTAGATCTTTCTTTAAAACTGTTCTTGGTGATATTGCAAATTCTCCAACAATACTAGAGTCGGCAAGAATTAACTCTGTAAATCCATTTCCAATATCTTTGATGTTATCGATTACAGCAAAAGACGATTTTATACTAGAATCATAGATTGTTTCTTCTTGTACAATCTTTTCTCCTAAAAGATCTGCTGGATTTGCATTTAAAATCTTTACTTTTAATGAATATGTGTTAATCCAATTAGATGATGATAATTTATAAGTCGAATCTTTTGGATAATAGACAGTAGGAACGTCATTTGGTTCTTTAGATACTACTGCATTGAATATAATTCCGATTGATTGCTCGGTTCCTTTGGTCTCATAGAAACGTTTGATATTTTTGATGAGAACAGACTTATCTACATCATCTTTTAAACTTCTGGTTGGGAAACTTTGTAAGAATTCTACTTCGAAGTTTTTAACCAGGGCATATAAAAATAAATTACTTACATTAGATACAGTTTTATTAGAGATATGCTCATTTCCTGTTCCAACTTCGGAGTATGGAACGGCATTGAACTGATTTTCTGTATATAAATCACCTAGTACAGTTGTCTCTGATACATTTCTATAACAATTTACAAATGAAGTTGCTGTCTTGCTCTTATAGAATATAACTTCATCGTCTATTAAAATGTATCCATTTACCGAAGGAAATCCTTTGGTGCTAAGTACATTAATGGTAGTATCAGTAGGAAAAATGGTTGATGTTAATTTTGTTTTGTTAGATAAATTTTCCTTAGTATAGGTATCAGAATTCCTATACTTAGTTAAATTACTAATTAAATCAATTGGTTGTCCAGGGAGTTCTAAATGCTCGTAATACTTTGCTAGGAAAGAGGAAAACTTAGGATATTCCGACGCAATAAAATCTGGCAGTTGGTCATTGATTAAGACAGAAAGATTTTTTAACTTACTTGCCATTTACTTTACTCTCTGATAATCGTGAAAAAGCTTTTATCAACATCTACATCTAAATACATTTCCCTCTTTGCGAGGATATCATTATATTGTGGTTTTAAGCGGACTTCAATCTTATTGTCCGAAAAACTTCCTTTTATAATAGTTAAATTATATAGTTGAACTTCACCTTTTTTATAATTTATTTTGCCTTGTGATGGATTAAGAATGATTTTATCACTAGTTTGAGGATCTAAACGATATAATACAATTTTGTCGTCTTTATCCTCTAAGTAAACAGTGTAATTTGGATATTCTTGCACTGTAAACCCAGTTGAAGACAAAGTGACGGTATCAATATCATCATCAAATGCATTGTTAAAGCAGAGTTCATAGTATGCTTTATTATTTAACGAAGGATAGAAATCCTTTCGCATCAATATGTAAGTCAAGTTAGATTTAATTGATCTATCGGAAGCATCTATAACACTAATATATTTACTATATCTAAATTTACCTCCAAATTTTTCAGTATCAGATTTGGTGATGTAATTTTGTACATTTGATATAACTTTTGATTTAACATCATCTGCAGTTAATGTAGTCTCTGCTTGAGTGTAAAAAACATTGCTGTATAACTCAACATACAAAATTGAAGGATCTATAATTTCTGGTGTTACTGATCCAACCGAAAACTTTCGTAATTCTTCGGTAATAATCCTTTTACTGTATGAGGAAAGATTGCTGGCATTTCTTGGTTTGATTGCCACCTTTACTTTTCCATATTCTGGTGGATCTGCATTTTCACCACCAAAAGTTATAATATCAGCAGCTGCTGGATATATCCTTCTGATAATTGCTTCGTAGTCTGAGGAGGTTACAGCGCGGTTCTGAGTGCCATATAGAGCAGGGGCATTGCGTTTGATGCTTTCGATGGATTCAATATCAGCACCACCAAATGCGCGACTTACGGTAGTCACTGATCCAATGTTGGTGGTGAAAGAAGTATTGCCATTAATATCGGTGATGATGCCATTATAAGTGAATGTAGAAGCACCGTTCGTAAAAGATCCGTTAGTGACAATATAAGAAATCTCAACTACTTCCCCAACCTGTAACTTTCTCCCAAAAACTCCATCTCCAAATGTAATTCTGTAGTTCTCATCTTCAATCTCATTTACAAAGTAATTTAATGATGTGGGAGTTACTGTCAAAATATTATCTGATGCAGTATATGTCAGAAAACTTGATGTGCTTCCATTTTCAAAAACACGAACTCTAATTGAAGTCGTATCAATATTCTGATTTTGAATATCAACTGTAAATTGCTTGTCTTCTGATACCGTATAACGATTCTCTACAAAACTTCCTTCGTAAATTTTTACATTAGAGAACGTAATCGATTGACCAGGAGCCACAGTTGTTGCAATATCATCTGGTACAACGTACTGATAAATTTTATCTTCTACTACAGTAAAACCAGCATTACCTCTCTTCAGGTAAACTGTTTCTGGGATTTGACCTGTATTGTTTGTTAATGTTGCTGCAATAGTGACTACTGCGGTTGGAGCAATAGCAGATCTTGGAGTATATCCTAATTGCTTAGCAAGAGCAACAACATTATCTCGGAGAGTTGCTGAATCTAAGAAAGATTCATTAACCACCATATTTGCGTTGTATGCCGTATAGTATGTGTTATATGCTAACACATCCAATAACATGGAGAGGGTTGAACCTTCAAAGTCATAATCAGAAAAATCTGAGTTTGCTCTGAGATAATCACGCAGAGCAGACTTAATTTGGAAATAATCTAAGTTTGTTAACTGATTGTATGCCATTTTATGCTCTGGTGCTTTCTAAAAATAGTTCTATAGTATCAGTTTTTTCTGGTAGACCATTGATAGAATAATCAATTACTACATCATAACCGACTTCATCATCTGTGATAGACACGATTACTTCGTTCAACACCACTCGTGGTTCGAATTTATTAATAGTATCTCTAATTTCTTGCCTAATGTTGTTAACAGTAATGTTATCAACGGGTTCAAATAACTGATCACTTAAACGACTCCCAATAAGAGGTTCAAAAAATCTCTCACTGGGAGTCGTCATAATCAAGTTTTTGACCGAATTTTTGATTGCAGTAAAATCCTTTGTGACCATAAGATCATCGGTCACAAAATTCTTATCAAATGTTGTGCTGATGTCCTTGAAGGATCTACTTACAGGCATGAAAAATACTGTATTTATAGTATTATTTATACCTCATCTGTCGGAGATTTAATGCCATCGCTCGACATAATCATCAAAACCACCCTTACCACCACAGGGTCTTGACATTCTATCTGCTGGCGGGTCGTTTTTATTCTTTGATCCTGTCGGAGTCATCGCTCCATAGTCTGTAATTAGCTTTGTTGTGCCCCAATTCTCTTTCATATACGAAATATCTCGGTCTACTTGGTATTTTGCCATCTGTTTTTCCTCATAAATGATTGAAACAGAACTTTTTACGGGGTTGCTATCCCGATGTATTAACCATTTCGTAGTCTTCACCCAAAACTTCGCGCATCATCTCATCATTCCAATGAGCATAATACCCCAAATCGCGCAAAATCTGTCGATGCTTACGCAATTTGTCACGATTCTGCATCAAAATTAAGTTATACCTCCCATTATTTGTCTGAATTCCGTTGATGTAACTGTTATAACTCGCATGATCTTCCAAAAATATGTATTCATCATACAGATTATTGTAATAATTTACCCAGAACTGGACACTTTGCAAGTCAAAATAGTCTTCAACGACATAAAAAACGACATCATACCCGCTAATAGGCATGATGTCTTCTGCTAAACACTCTATTATTGTAGTTTTTGCGGTCGAAGCAAAGGGACAGACTGCAAAACCGCTCAATTCTGGGCGATATTTTGATATCTTCGCAACCCATTCCCTAATATGTGCTTCGACCTCGCTCATTATCGCCCTTGACCACGATAACGCTTCTTCCTACCATTCCGAGAAGACGCTCCAAGATGCGTATTCTTGCTTCGCCCTTGACGAGTACACTTCGGTTTGCCAGGAACGTAACTTGATTTGTTGAAACTAGGTGCTTTTGCCATAATTTTTAATGATTTAAACTACTTGAGTAGAAACATAAACGTTTCCAACGGTTAGAAATGGTCCTGTAAAAGGTCTATCACTAGATCCTTCAAGGGTATTATAGTCTCCTCGGACCAGGGGAAGGAGATTATTGACATGAACTGTAGTGTTTACTACGCTTTCAGTGATTCTAGGCACTGGCACCACATTTAAAGGACACCCGCCAAGCAATCCAACAGCAATTGCTTCTAATGGTCCCTTAGGCACTCCAGGTGGATTTGAATTTATACTGCCAGGAATGTAAAATTTTAGTGGTGCTCCACCCATGTATACATTAGGTGAAGTAATCGGAGGAGCATCTAAAGGTAATGCAGCATAGATACACAACGAATCTTGTGTCGTTGTATCTATCGTCTCCTGTCCAACTATATTTGGTCCCGTGCTCATTACACTAAGAATCTTTATTTTTATTTATTGCATCATACAAACCATCAAGTGCCTCATTTAATTTAACATATTCGTTGCTATTAGGCGGTTTATAGTATAGCACAAAAGGATCGGGGATTTTACTTATGAAACTTTCTAGGTCTTTAACCCTTGTTTCCAAATCCTTTACCTGCTGTGTCAGTGTTTTGACCAATAATGTCTCGGAATTCATCTGCTGCATTCTCTCCTAAATTAGATCCTTCAAAACTAGCACTATCTTCGAATACTAAATTACCCGATTCATCAAAAGCAGAGATTGATACACTGTCATCAGCAGTTAAAATACCATTATAGTATTTGTCTGCCATCTCTAGCATATGATCTGCTAGTTTATCATAATCGTCAAATGTGATGTCTTCAACAACCTCACCATTCTTATTAACGATTTTATAATTTAATTTCTGGTTATTCATCATCTCCAAAAAACTCCTCGCTTCGTTGTAATAATACTGTACCGTCTTTGTTTGCAATCCACTCTAAAACATCACCCTCTTCCCATCCGAAACGTTCTAAAATCTCTTCAGGGATGGTAAGGTAATATTCATTGTAATCTTCATTGAATTCTACAGTACTTTCAAAAACATTGTTAACCATTTCTTTGATATAATTCTGTTCTATATATCAACAATCAGATGAAGAAACTTCAAAAACAAATAGTAGTCCGATCTTCTTCTGCTTACACTCCCTAGGAGCAGGGGGCGTTGCATTAATCACAGTCGGAGGAACGACCACAGGAGCACCAGCACCTTGAAAGAAACTCGGTGGTTGATACTGAATATTCGAAGGAGGATAATACTGTGCTACCTTCTGATTCTTTAGTTGTGCCTCGACAATCTTCATGTTCTGGTTAATGCCAGGTCCAGGAGATATGTGAATCCTTCCACCATCTGGGGTACGATAATTTGCACCGCCTGGTTTGTCTGACCATTCTGTAGCAAAATTTAAATTTTGTGCAATTGCTGCTTGTGCTGAAGGTACAGTTGCAATACTCAGCAACGCTACTGCAGCACTCAAAGTCTTTTTCATGTTATGCAGGATTTTCAATTCCTTTGGTATTTTACTAAGATTTCTGAGATTTGTCAAGTGCCATTCTCACAAGTTCTTTGAGAACTATCCAAATATATCCGAATTCCTCGATAGGGGTCGTTCGGGTGCTTTTGGGGTCACACTCAGTTATTCCGATTTGCCATGGGCGAACTTTTTGAGTCATTTTTATACGGGAAAAATTTTTTTTATAAAAGTGAAATCACTCGGGCGTTTTCAAAGTTTTGTAGGTTAATAGTATCTATCAATTTTCCTTTCGCTCGGCCGCGCCCGTATCACGGGGGTCGCGCCGTTGGACTGTCCCTCGGGCGCGACTGTGCTATGCTGGTGGGTCAGACTGCTGCCAGCGCACGGCGGCAGTCGCGTTCGATGTTCGCCAGTGCCCGATGATCGCTCAGTGTGCTGCCCGTGGTGACAACAGCGCCGCTCGGGTGCTGCCAGATCCGATGGCGCTTGCTGCGCTTCTCAATGAATCCATGCTTTGCCATGATGGGGGCGATGGGGTCGCGTCGTGCCATGGGTCAGTCCTCGTGGGTGAAGATGGGCAGGCGGGCGATTGCCTCGTCACGGTAGCGATCGGAGTATGCACCCGCCAACCACTCGGTTTCGATGGCGATGGGCAACTCCTGCCCCATGGTCTGCTGAGCGGTCTCTGTCTTGCGACCTGTCCACACGATGCGGCGGGTGGCGAGGTCGGATGCCATGGAGAGGATCATAGGGGGGGGGGGTCTGTCGGTTGAACTGAGAGAAGTCTACAGGCAGCGCCGCTCAGTGGCGGTCGCTGATGTACCAGTTGCCCGATTGGAC